CGACGACCGCTTCCACGGCGCGATCGGCAATGCCCCATCGGCCCGTGGACGTGTTCAGCACGACGCACGAGGCCGGTTCCGTGTCCGAGCCTTCGCAGTAGTACCAGCGGATGAGCGAGGTCTTGCTGTCGAACGAGCCGAGCATCTTCGACGCATTCGCCAGCGAGAACCGGTCCGCGAACCACTCGCGGATGGCCGAGCCGATCGGTTGCGGGCGAGAGCCGTCGTATCGGTAGAAGTCGTCGCCGCCCCACCAATACAACGCGGCGCCATCCGAAACGACGCCCTGCGCAGCAAACGCCCCGACAGAGCCGGGCAACTTCTCCCATGCCCAGATCACATCCGGGCCGACGTAGCGACCGACGTACATCGCGTCGCGCTTGAACGCGACGACCAGATCATTGCCGAAGGCAGCCAGCGCCGTAATCGGACCCGGCGCATCGAGCAGCCTGCCACGCGCGCTTTGCGTGGCGATTGCCGGCGTCCAGTTCGTGTGATCGTAGAGCGCCGAGCACCACCAGGCGTCGGCGTACTGATACGCCGAGTCGCCAATGTTCGCCGCCATCACAAAGCCGTTCACCGACTCCATGAGCGAGGCGATCGGCATGGCCGTCAGGTCGGCAAACGCCCCCGACGAGGAAACCTGACCCCGGTCGACGCCGTTCTGCGCAAGCGTCACGTCGCCGAATTGCGCGAACGTCCAGCGGGATTCGGCCGAGCCGGTGTAGCCGCCGGTCTTGCTGCGGTCGAGCCATGCCCCTGTGGAAGCCTCGTAGAGCTTCGTCTGCGTGCCGGCAATCAGGCGCTTGGAGCCGTCGAGCTTCGTGACGAGCGCCGCCCCTCGGCAGGTAGCATCCAGCGCCGGAAGGTCGGTTCCAGCAGCAGAAGGCGCCCCGCGCATCCCGCGCGCGGTCGGCTCAAGCATCTCGCACGACGTGATGACGCCCGGCGTAGCGGGATCGGCGTCCGGCGCGAAGCCGATGAACGGTTGAACCGCCACTTACGCCGCCCTCACCCGCATCGGGCCGGGATGGCGCTTGCGCTGGTCCGCCTTGTTCAGCGCGTCCCAATAGCCTTGCAATTGATTCGCATACCGGGCTACACCGTTGTCGTCTTTGATGTACAGGCTCAGTTGGCGCAATGTCTCAAGCAAATAGAGATTCGGGTGCGCCGCGAGCAGCCAGTTCGTCGGGTTCGCATCCGAAAGCGCCGGGATCGTCGCCCAATAGGTCAGCGTCACCGTTACGTCGTCCGGGGTCGGAATCAATTCAAGGTCCGTGCCACGAATGCTGTACGCCTTCGGCTCGCCGGCAGGCTCGTACTGTCGCCATGCCGCCATGTAGTCGGGCGTGACGTAGGCCAGATTCCGTAGAACCGACCCGTTGTATTCGACCGCGCGCATCTCGGCGAAGTCAGCCGGCAGCGGCGTATAGCGGGCCGTGCATTGCAGGTCGGCGACCGTCTCTTGATCGACGGTGCGCAGCCGGTTGCTGAACTCGGCTTCGGCCAGATCGATGAACGTATCGACTTGCGATGCCACGTCCGAGCGGTGCGCCCAATCGGAGACTGCCGCCTTCAACTCGGTGTAATTCACCGCGCGATCCCTCCGCTGGTCGTCTTGAGGTAGTGGAATTCCGGCCGCGCCTCGATGAAGCGAAGGATCTCGCGCGGGTGCGCCTGCGTCGCGTCGAACCCGTGCTCGTTGATCCACTTGAGCACCACGACGGCGGGGATGTGCGCGACGTGCTGCATGTCGTTCTTGATGCCGTCCCGCGCATAGGCCGGGTCGTTGCGCAGTCGTGCCGTGTGGTCGAGCAGCGGCGCCACGTCCTGCGTCGAATGCTCGATCAGCTTGCCGTCCTGATAGCGGTACTCCTTTGTCAAGCCGGTAAGCGGATCGGACTCGGTAAACAGGTGCGTCATCTCGAATGCCCAAAAGAAAAGGGCCGCAGAGTTGCCCCTGCGGCCCCGGTTGCTTCTACTGCCCGATTAGCTCGTCGCCAGCGAGCGGATTTGTGCGTGAGCGTCGATGTTGTCGACCACGGTCGTCCATTCGCCGAGGATCTCGCCGTTCTGGTTGTCACCCGTCACGGCACGCGGGTAGTACTTGATCGGCCGCAGCCACGCGAGCGAGACGTACTCCGGGTCGACGCAGTAGACCAGCTTGGCATCGATGTACCGGCTCAGACGGATCTTGTGCTCGCCGAAGTCGCTGATGTACAGATCGATGCCGCCGATCACCATGCCCTGCGCCGAGCGCGAGGTCTGGTTGTACACGCCAGCGAACTTCTGCGCGCCAGCGAAGGTCGCCATCTTCGCTTTCTGGAAGGTGCCGCACACGATGTTCGACGGATCACCACCATCGGCCCACGCCTGCCCGAGCGCAGTCTTCAACAGCGCCTCGTCCAACGCGCCGCCAGCCGCACCGACAGTCGTCACGCCGGCAAACAGCCCGCCCGTGTAGGTGCCAAGCACTTCCGTCGAGCCCGCACCGGCCGACTTGTTGCGAAACACCTGCGCGCCGAACCCGGCCGACTTGCGTGGGGTCGAATCGTTGCCGGCAACCGAAGCGTTCGACGAAAGGATGTCGGTCTCGATGTCCCTCTTGATCTCCTTGCTTTTCTTGGCGATCTGGTACGCGAATTCCTCGTCGCGGCCGTACTTGCGCTGGGCGTCGGCCGAGCCAGTGATGCGCACCGACTTCCCGCTGATCTGCGTGTAGTTGGTGAACATCTCGGTCGGCGTGACGGCGGTATAGCCCGTCTCGTCGCCTTCCACTTTCGCGTTCGATGCCGGCGTGGCGAGTGCGTCCTGCTGCCAGTCGTGGCGGATCGCCGTGGCCTTCTTCTTCTTGAACGTCGAGAAGGCCCAGGTGTCCATCGGGTCGAGACGGTAGATTACCGGATGTGTTATCGCGCGGCCGTTTAAACCGCGCTTCTGCATGTTTCCATGCAGCCCAGGCTATATCATCGCTTTCGCGTCGGGCGCTCTTGGGGATTTCGACCGTTCTGGCCTACTTTCCCTAGCCGTCGAACCTTCACCGCATTCCTGCGGCGCTAGGCTGCTGATTGCCCAATCCCTGGCATTCTCGAACCGTCACGCCTGCCGTTGCCGGCTACGTTGTGGTTGTCAGGGCTCTCAGGGGTTTCCAGCAATTCACCCGATTTTCGATAATGCCTTCGATAGTGGCATTTCGGACAGAGCACTTCGCTATTTTCTGGATCGAACCGTTTCGATTCCAGTTTTGCCTTGTACTCTGATTCCATGCCACCAGCCGAAAACATTAAAGGGACTGGTGGGAATTATAAAAGATTTCCCGTTAATCCTCAACATCTTCGGCCATGCCAACGAGATCGTTGACGGCCGTGGTTCCAGTTGCCTGGGTCATTTCATTTCCTCTTTGCTCTCATGCGCGCAAGCAGCGCCTGCGCGGCCGAATCGACCGTGCCAGAGCGCTCGAGGCGCTTCATCGCCTCATCTGCCTGCGTGCGTTGAATGGACTGCGCCGAGCCGCTTGCGTTCGGCTTGACAGCCTTCGCCGACTCGGACACTCGCTTCGTGACTGCGGGCCTGGATGCGACCAGCGCGTCATACTGCTGCGCCTTGTGCAGCAGTCGAACGACGCGCGGATCGGCAACCTGGGCCAATTCGGTGTCGCTGAATCCCAGCGACTTGCCGTAGGCCGTGAGTGCCGCAGCGGTTTCCTTGCCCCACTTCAGGTCTTTGTCTTTCGCAAGCTCGGCGTTCGCACGCTCGAGCGCCTCTTTTGCGCTCGCCTGCTGCTTGGCCGTCATCGATGCAATCGACTGCTGAAGCTGCGCCCCAATGCGCTGTTGCGCGTTTTGAAGCTGCATCAGGCGTGCCATCTGCTTTTGCGCCGTCAGCGGATCAGACTCCGAAAGCGCGTCCCAATCCGTCTGGGACATGCCCTCTATCTGCCGCTGAACGACTCGCCAATCCGCCACCAGATCAGCGTGCTCGTACGTCAGGCGCGTCAATTCCTGCGCAGCCTGCCGGTCGGCGTCGATCTGCTTGCGGACTTCGGCGATTTCCTGAGTCTTGCGGGTGTAATCGGCGTGCAGGTTCTTCCCGAACTCCTGAACCTCGCGCGCCAACTCTTCCGGCATCCCTTTCGGGGCGCGGTAAGTCTTGCCGCCAAACTCAAGTTCCCACTCCGCGTCGGCCTCAGAGTCGCCCGCGTCGGCTTCGGCTTGGGCCTCGTCGGCCTGCCCTGCTTGCGCTTCGTTCTCTTCGCCCGCTTGGGCCTCTTGCTCGGGGGATTCAGCGTCAGCGGTTTGCTTGCTGTTCCACCGCGAAAGAAGCTCTTGCGCAGCGTCCTCTTCGGAGTAGCTTGCGACTTCCGTTTCCGGCGTGGTCGCTTGATCGTGTTCCATGCGATTCCCTGTGAACGGGCAACAAAAAAGCCGCTCGAAAGCGGCCTGTCGTCGGCGGTTGCCCTACGCCTAGATTCTCAACTTCTCGCGCAGCGTTTTCTTGCGTTCGATCTCGATGCGCGCCATCTTTCCGTCGTCGATCGCGGCGCGGAAGAACGATTCGTAGGCTTTGTGCGCCTCGAACAGCATCCGAACGCGCCTCAAGCCCTCGTCATCGCGCAGCGGCGTGTCAGCAAAGCCCTTCACCAGCACCCGTTCGATGTGCTCGCGGGCCTCGCGCATGATCTGGCTCTCCCAGATCAACTGCGCTTCCTGCGCCCTGCGGTCGCGTTCTTCTTCGGTCATCCGATCTCCAGTGCGATCAACGCTTCCTCGTCGTCTCGGGCGCGCAACTCGATTTCCAGCGCGATATGCCGCGCCAACAGCGCCGACCGAGCTTCGGCTTCATACGCCCGCCGGATGCGCTCGTTCGTCTGCTCGGTAAATGCCCGCAGAGCCACCAGATCGGCGTCAGGCGCTTCGATGGACGCCGCCCTCGGCGCAGACCTCGCAACACGTTTGGGCGTCGTCTGCGGGGCTTCCTCGGCCACCGCTGCGGCTTTCTTGCGCGCTCGCTCCTGCGCCTGGCGCTCGAAGTCCTCGATCGCGGCTCGCAGGGCCTGCGGCGAGTCGGCATAGACCATCTGCCCGCCAAGACGCACCGAGTAGCGGGGCACGCGGATGATCGGGTGCAGATTGTTCGTCTGCTCGATTTCCGTGCCGCCCGTGACGGCATAGGCATCGGTGAGCCCAAGCGGCTCGCTCAAGTCCTCTGTATGTGCCTGCGCCGAGGCATACGCATCCTCGGCCGTCGCGCTCTCGGCGATCGTCTCGTTGAACGACCCTGCCGGCACGACATCCCCGGCAACGCTGTCTCCGGTCGTGACGCCTTCGCTGACCGACGCCGGCATGGCATGGGCCGACGCGGCTGAATCGGCCGGCGTGACACTCTCTGCCAGCGTCTCGGTATGGCCCTGCGCGCTCGATGCGGAGTCTCCGGTCGTGACACTCTCGGTCAGTGTCTCATCCTTCGTCACTGTCGAGACGAAGTCGTCTCCGAGCATCGCGCTCTCGGCGATCGCGGCTTCAAGCAGAAGACCCGCCGTCAGCCCTGCCGCGCTTGCTGCGCCGACGGTCGCTGCAATCGTGATCGCGCTCGATACCGACGCAGGCAGGCCAGCGCCCGCCGCTGCGCCCGCACCGCACGCGACCGACGCGGGACTCGCGATCCCCGCAGACAGACCCGCCGCGACGGCCTGGCCGACTCCGCAGGAAACGAGCGCGGCCGTCGTCCACGCATCACTGACCGCCACAGTCGAGTCGTTCGACCCGTCCGACCAGACGAACGCAACCCGGTAGCTCGTACCCGGCGACAGGCCGGCGGCAGCGCTGGCGAATATCTGCTCGCCCGTCGTCGTCCGCGCCGTCTCGCTGCCCGAGGCGGTCGCAGCGGCCCCGGACTGCTGCTGACCCGCCTTGACCTGCGCAGCGCTCGGGGCGCTCGCGGCGGCTGGGTAGACGACGTAGTAGAGCGTTGCCATGTCAGGTCGGCGCGAACACTAGCGACAGCTTGATAACTTGCTCTGCCGAAAGCG